TTAGCGTAGTTTAACTATGCAACTCTCCTCTCCTAGGCCTTCGCGGGTCTAGGAGAGGCTTTACTTTAAACATAGGAGGTTACTATGGGCGTTATATCAAAGCTCGATGCAATTAATCACATGCTTCTGATGGCGGGAGAATCCATGGTAACTGATCTTGAAAACTTAGGTGGTGTGGACACGGGGGTCTGCGAGGGTGTGCTAGAACGCACCCTTGTAGACTTCCAGTCAAGGGGTCTAGCTAATAATAAATATCATAAGAAGTTTAATCTTGATGCTATTGGAGAGATTAGTCTAGGCAGTGACATCATATCCGCCGAGCTTGTATCTGATCATACCAACAGTGATGGCTTTAGGATCATTGGTGTGGGTCGTGTGGTTAATGAGGGAGATACAACGTCTAAACTCTTTAACGTAACAGACCAAACCTATCCTAACTGGGCTGCTAATACTGAATACTGGGTAGAACTTGTTATTAAAGTTCCATGGCAAGCAATGGATACTCCTGTCCAACGAGCTATCATGGCTACTGCTGCTAGGCAGTACCAAATTATAATGCAGGGTGATGTTGAGGCTGATAAGTACTTGAATGAACTTGAAATTATATACTCCACCCGAGGTAAGGGTGCTGATATGGATGATAAGCGGAGGACCATCTTTGGTTCTGGTACACAAAAGCTTCGTGACATACACCAGCGTAGCAGTACTACCGATGCTTCAAGGTTTAGATACTGGAGGACTTCGAATGGCTAAGACTACTAGTAGACAAGCTACTAGGGCTTCTAGAGCCCAGTCATACTTCCCAGTAAAGATACCCATTTACTCCTTAAGTGGAGGAGTTGGTAGACAGATCCCTAGTAAGAGACTTCCTACTGAGGTAGATGAGCTTATCAACTTCCAATGTACAACGGAATCTTCTCTTACAAAGAGGAATGGTACTGAGGTTGTGGGGAATCTTATAGTAGGAATTTCTGGTGATGATATTGAATTTGAAGTGAATGATTGGTTTGATGCGGGTACTTCGAGTGAGTTCTTTTTTTACTGGCAAACTATAGATGTAGAAAATAGTCGACTTTATCTTATATGGGACACGTTCAGGGAGGAGAATTACCTTAAGATAAAAGTTTTTGAAATAAACCTCAGGTTGGGTATTACAGAATTGCCTTATAATGACTTAGATGCAGATTCTGTTAATTATTTACTATATAAAATGAACGCAAGTGGTAAAACTCTCCAACAAAGATTGAAAGCTGTAACAATAGGTTCTGCGGTTCTTATTTTGAACACCGATGTTCATGCTGGGTTTACTAGTAGGTTAGATGGGACTGATGGTGCGATAGATGATGCCGGAAACAGCTGGTGGAAGTATGGGATAAAAAAAGATTATGATGGAGCAAATCTTCTTACCGGAAGCGATCGATTTGATATTGCAGGAAATGATTATGCGTGTCAGTACAAAACTAGTGTAGCTGTTGATCATAAACACCAAGCTGAGGTTTGGGTTGAAAGCCAAGACTATACTTATGGACAACAGGTTATTGATCCTACAGATCCTGTAACCGATGCTCATGTTGACAACGACGCATTCCCTTATCCCGAAGGCAACGTGGATCCTTATGGCGAATTTAGAGGAAAAATATGGGACGAGGGAAGAATCCAAAGAGGGGGCCAGCTTCAGTTTGACTTTACTAATGCTGTAACAGATTATAGTTTTCCGAATGATGCTGGCGACGATGCTTTTCCTAATTTCGAGAATAACGAGATAGGTAATATGATTTCTTTGGTAGGTATTCGTCCTAAGTTGGGTGATGCATCTGTGGGCACAACAATTTCTTATACTTACTGTTTTACACGGGATCATGGTGCTAGTGGCAGTCCTATAACAGGGCTTGATGATGCTTATGACGTTAGGGGAATGATGGTTGCCGTTAAAAAAGCTATTAGCAGTAATACAAAATTAGCTAATGGTTGGGCAGATGCGGCAGCATTAGCAGACGCAATTAATACTCGTCATTATGAACTTGAGGATATCGACTCGCCCTACGATGAGAACACCAATCCAAAGATCTTTGCATTACACGCCACCGCTAATCAGATTTCTATAGAAGATACCGGTGAATATCCGGGTCGTGTTATTATTCAACAGTTATATGGTGAGTATGAAGAACAAACAAATACATCTGTCTGGGTAAATGATTATACTGATACTTATGTTAGGGATATTGATCCACCGGAGCCTGAGTTCCTCGCTCCAGTAACCTACAACCTTAACCTTCATACCAAGTCTTCTATAGCAAATACCTTCAGTGGAGGAGGAGACCCTAGTATACATGACGTATTTAAACCAACTTGGGATGGTGGTGGAGGCAGCAGCGGTGATCCGATTGACAAAGTTGGTTATTGGTACAACATCTATTCCGGCGAGATCACCGCTTGGGCCCGCTGGACAAGACTACGACACGGAATTTGGCAGGTTAAAACATACCTTCCAGCAGAAGAACTGCCGGGTCCAACAAATGAATTATTGGCAGATGACGAGGAAGCTAGAGGATCTACTCTCCCTCCTCATTTGGATCTAAAGCGGTGGGAAAGGGTAGAAACTGATGACTCGTCTCTTCAAGTCCCTTATGAGTGGCCTCAAATCCCTAATCCTGCACATAGCTGCAATGCCCATACATCTAGTTTTATTCCAGTAGAAGAATATATTTACCCTGTAAGTTTATCAGCATATCTTGGACAGTCTGTAACCAAGTTTTCTGATCTTCGTTGGCCTCCTGATAGCTCGGATCTTCTGGCTTATAATGATGTCGGTTGGCATCCGTACGGGATGTCGTATACCGGTGGCGCTGCGGCGATGAATAATGAAGAAAATGCTTTAACAGCATTATATCCCGATGACGATCCTATTAATCCATCTGACGGCAGCACCGCGTATGGTCGTGGTAAGATATACTACCTCTCACAGGCTTACCTTGATAATACACCGGGTTGGTATCGTGTTATTAATAAGGATGCTCCACCCTATTTAAAGAAGGTTCGAACACCGGGCAAGAGAACAGTACTAGATAAGAGACGAATGCCTCAGTTACTGTATGTGGATAATGATAACAAATATAATATTAGGCCGGTAGAGTGGGACCCAAGAGAAAGCGGTGACGAGAATTCAAATCGTGGACCGGGCATCTTCTTTGATCCATCTACTGAAAAACCAAAAGAATCTAAGATTAACTCAATGGCTTTCTATAGAGACCGCCTGTTCTTGGCTAATGATGATACTATTATAGCCAGTAGAGCAGGAAACTGGGATAACTTCTTTTTAGCAGACCCTGATAATATTACTGATACAGATCCACTTGACCTTATGGTGTCTTCTAATAACTATACTCCTATTACACAGCTTGTACCCTTTAGAGATACATTGTTTGTAGGAACAAGTGGCAATACTCAGTATGAACTTAGGGGTTCTAATAATATTATCTCACCAGCTACTGCTGAGTTTGCTTCTACGGCTTTCTATCCTATGCTACCTGAGGTTGCCCCAGTATTATTAAACAACAGTCTATTCTTCTTCAGTAAAGAGAAGCTTTATGTTTACTTGGGCGGACGAAAAGTAGCAGCAGAACAGGCCTTTGAGCTATCAAAGCATGTACCTCAATATTTACCAAAAGAAATTAGAGATACGACAACTTCTAGCCATGCCTCCAGTATCTTTGCAATAGATAGTGAGATTGATGATACAATTTATGTTTATAGAAACCAGATTGCAGGTGAAAAAGTTATTCAGAATGCTTTTTATAAATTTAGGGTGGGACAGCCTTCAGAGATACAGCCTTATTTTGAAGCTGATGAAGGCTTAGGGACATCCGGTGTAGATCAAAATAATCTGTATATACAAAGCTGGGATAAATATCTTTATATAATTAAACTCTGCTCTCTTGTACTAGATGATCCTGTAGAACATTCTCTTTCCATAAGTAGACTACCTTTAGATGAAGAACCTATAAACAAACCAAGACTAGATGAGCTAAGGGAATTCGAACTTGTATCCGGCACTGCTCCAGAATATAAAGCACTTATTAATAGAACTGAGTTTAAACATTCGTGGAGTCCTACTAAGGCAGATACTATTGTAACATCAGAAGGTACATATGGGTCTGAAACAGAAGACGAGGGTGGAGATATAATACGGCTTAGATATGATGGATCAGGTTTTCACAATCCGGAGTCTGACAATGTCCGATATGATTTGTATTCCGTAGCAGGAGATCAGGTTTCTTCTGGATACTATGAGCTTTTTAAATACATAGGCAATACTTTCATCAGTACTTCAACTCTTTCCCCTATCTATGTACGAGATGAGATGAATAACTTAGTTCCGGGAACTTTGAATTTACGTTATGGGACAATCCAGAC